GCTAATACATTTTCTGCTAGGTTAGTTCCTAGTTTTTCTACAAAAGGTGCTGGTCTTGATACTTGTTCTGTTACGGCCATTATATTACTTCCTCTAATCTTTGTGATGTTTGAAACATTTCTCTAGCGCCTTCCAACCCTTGAGATTCTTCTGAAACTTCACCTCCGGATTCTAAGTTTTTCATCATGTTATACATGACTTCTGCGCCTTTGTCTACATCGCCTTCTCCGGCATTTCTTACAGCTTCTGCTGTAAAGACAAATTCATTTTTTGATAATCTTGCAGGTACATCGTCTGCTTTTTCCATACGTCCTATTGGAACAAAACCACCTTCAGCTCTTAAATCCATTTCTTGACCATCCATATCTAATAGAGGCATAGTCTTTTTGGCTACTGGCTCATCCATAGATCCACCTTCAGCAGCTAGTCTTCTGTTTGTATATAAAGAAGGATTAGCCATAATAGTTCTAGGATCGTCTATGTCTGCTCCGTAATTCATTGCTTGTTGTTCTTCTTCTTCAGGTGTCATGAAATAAGATAAGGCTGCCGGTATACCTGCTACAGCAGTGCCACTTAAATTACCTAGTGAAAAACCAGTTGAAGGATTTTTAAGAAACATTTTTTGTAACAAACCTGTTTTTGAAAAACTTGGACCTGCATTTGAACCAAGTAAAAAACTTTTTAACCCACCACCTGCAAGTGCATTACCACCAAAATATAATAATGCAGCTTTACCTATTGGTGACTTAGCTATCTTCTTAACTGATCTTGTAACTTTCTTAACAAGTTTACCTAGACCATACATCTGTCTTGATGATTCAAGGTCCATGATCCCACCTTCGTAAACCGGTGCATCATCTGGCATTCCACCATCTGCTAGTAATCTAAAATTTCTTTGAAAAGGTTCTTCTACTTCTGTTTCTTGGTCCATGTTGCTTGGAGCTTGGGCCATTAATGGTATGATTGGATCACCGCCATCATTACCTGTATTAAGAGGATTACCGTAAGCATCAATTTCTCCTCCAAGTCTACTTGACATATAATTTTGATATGCATCTTCTAATTCGTCTTCGGTCATGTCAAAACTCAAAGGTTTACCATCTTTTGTTGTGTAATTAAATTTTCCTGCTCTAATAACATCTCCAAAAAAAGGTCTATTTACTGATGCATTAAAATTAGAAAATTTTTGTGCTGGTCCTGTTAAAACTTTACTTAGACCAAATAAATTAACTTTGTTTCTTCTATCTAAAAAATTTTGAAATTCTTGTTCTCTTTTGTTTAAATTACCTTGAAAACCAATATCTATTGTTTCTCCTTTTGGTCCATAAAAAATTCTTGAATCTTCTTGATTACCATCTTGTCTTCCCCCTCCTCCTGTCTGTGCATTAGTATTTGAGGTTTGTTGAGCTGAAACTTTTGACCTGTCTGGTCCTTGACTTGATTTTGATTTATCGTTTGGTCCACCCATAGTGTCTCCACCAAATCTATATAATTGTCTAGCTTGTTGTGCTCTAGTTATTGCCATTGTACTATTCTATTTCGTTTCTCCAAAAATATCAAGGCTTGGCATAAGAACTTTTATATCTCTTCGAATGTCTTCTTCAGGTATACCTTTTGATTTCCATTCATTATCGTTCTTATATTCCTCACCTGTTTTAAGGTTAGTTATTTTTTCTATTATTTTCTCTGGTTTTATGACGTTCATTTTCCTCCTATGTTCTGTCAAATTCTAGTATTGATACTGTGCCTTCAAATATGTCAGCTGTTGCTGCTTGTAATTGTAATTTGTCGCTTTCTTCTAGTATGATTGTACCATCAGATATAGATTTAGAATTACCTGAGTTTACAGTGTGCTCTGCAAACTGATAAGCTCTACCTGCAGACGTATCATATATAAAAGCTTTAATCTCAACGTTACCTGATCCAACATTAGCTGTATGAATGTTTTGAATGATCGCTCTAGATTGAGAGGGTACAGTATAAATATCTGTAGCGTTAGTTGTTGTTAAATCAAATTGTGTATTTTTATATCTATTAGCCATTATGCTTCACTTCCACTGCTCATGAACCAAGTAAATCTTTGTTGTTCATCTCTTAAATCTTGTTGAAATGTAGAGTTTAATTTTTCAATCAATCCGTCTAAATCTCTAACTAAAGAATCAGCATCTTGTTGTCTATACTCTTTACTAGGTCTTGTAAATACTACTGTTACTTTTGCCATTATCTACGTCCATCTGGTTGAGTGTCTAATCTAAATGTACCTAGTTTCCAACTTTGATTCGCTGCTGTATTAGCTACTTTTAATGACACTGCTCTTGCTCTTGCACGTGTATCTACTTTGTCAGTAGAACTGGTAATTGTAAATGGTCCAAGTGGTGAGCTTGCTTGAGAACTATTTGGATAGTTTCTAAGTTGTAAAGTTACTTGTGTATTTCCTGTTTGTGATAAAAAGTCAGGTATAAATCTTCTAATCTTCATAATAAATTCACCATCTCCTCTAAATGTTGCAACACCTGTTTGCTGTCCGGTAGATGATCTTGATTGTGTAATATCAAAGTCTCCTGATTCAATATTAGAAGTAATTGCATTTATCCCACTTGCTAATGCTTCATCCGTTCCTTTTTCATGTTCAAAGTATATTGTGCTTCCTTCAGTATTGCCAATAACATCAAACGATGAATCATCACCTGCAGTAAAACTAGTTGCGTGTGGTAAACCAAACACAGATGAATCTTTCCATGTACCTCTTGCTAAAGTTCCTGTCGTCCATACCGGTCTTTGAGGAGATGAGTCCATGTAGTTATAAGTTACACATCTGTTAATTACCGTTGAACTTTCTGTACAATAGAACCAAGTAATTTCACCAAATAAATTATTTAATCCAACATTAATTAATTGGTTAGCTGTAGTATTTAAATCATCATAAACAAAATCTTCTACTAAACATGTCATAGTCTCAAGATTACCAGAATATTTAAAAAAACCATTTTCTGAAAACCAATATGCAGCACCATCAACTTCTAATGCAGCGTTTTGTCCAATCAAACCACAGTTAGTTCCAACTTGTTGAAAACCAAAAGTAAGAGGCTGACCAATAAATCTCATAGTAAATAAAGATGTATCTGTCCAAACATAGATTGCATCTCTACCTCTAACTGCACCTACAATTTTAGATCCATCTGCAAGTCTTTGAAAACCAGAAGTATTAACTGCATCTACTGTATATGTGTTAATATCTTCTTGATCCGAAAACCTTATAAACATTTCATCTTGTGTAGTTGGATCACCAATAGTTGTTTCTGTTCCAAAAAATACTAAGTGTCTATCAGGAGTAGATACTAACATATCACGTGATGCTGTTGGTGCACCTGTAATAATTGTTGCTCTATTGGTTACAGCGTTTGTTGCATTAGAGTCCCATTCAAAAACTTGTGCATTATGAATTAGTGCAATTACTTTATCTCCAAAATTATCAATAGACCATAAACCGGGATCAACAACTAAGTCACCCGATGCTGCTTCACCCCATGCAATGTAATCAGAACTATTTAGTATAGTTGCACCATTTGAATGAGTTGCAGCTGTTGTATTTCTAACTCCTCTTGTAACACCAGTTAAAGTATTACTAGATATACCTGTGTATGAAATTTCTTCTGATCCTATTTGTATAAAGTTTGTACCTGATGTTGGAAACAAAGATGCATCTGTTAATACAATAGTTGTAGTCACAGCATTGATACCACCATTTAAAGTTGTAGTTGCTTCACCTGTTACAGTTCCACCCCAAGAAGCTAATCCCCAACCAAAACCAGGTAATTGTTCTGCGGGTCCTACTGGATAATAATGTTGTATTCTAATACCACCTGATGTAGTTGCACCTGATCCTGTCTCTGCTGATGGCATTGTGATAGTTAAAGTTGTTCCTGTTGGAACAGATGTCACCATAAATTTTTTATCATCAAAGTCTGATGCTGAATAATTTGAATTTGTAATAGCTGTAAAATTATCTAAAAGTAAAATATCGTTGACTGCTATATTGTGGTCCGTGCTAAATGTTAAAGTAACTGTTGCAGAACCATTCGTTGTACTAAATGCATTAGTTAATGTTGTAGTAGTTTTGATAGGATGGATGTCATAAAATACACCCCCTGTGTAAGCGTATAAAATTCTGTTTGTGCCTATGATTGCAAACTTGTTACCAGATTTATTAACTAAATGATGTAAAGCTCTTGCAGCTCCTGTAAGTTTAGACTCACCTAATTGTGACCAACCACCTATCTTTTCAGGTGTACCATATCTAAAACGTACATTATCACCACCTACCCATTGTCCTTCGGCTGTAGTTTCTGTAATCTGTTTATTGAATCCAGGTTGAAATCCTATTTTTTGTAGCATAATACTACCTTATACCTTTAAAAAAAAGAACTTACAATAAGAACTAGGCTAATCTAGGCCACTCACCTAAAGGTCTAGAAACAACATCATCTGCACCTTCTGTGTAAGTAAATAAAGCTTCTAAAGCTTCAACAGTTGCTGCACCATCAATTGCAGTTTCCATTTCGTTAGATTTAGTTCTAACTGCTGTTCTAAAAGTTGAAACATTTGCTGGAACTTCTGTAGAAGATTCTGCATTTCTTATTACATACCAATCTGTAGATTGTAATAATCCTGCTGCTCGTGCTTTGATTTGATTTTTCTCATTAGATTTTAAACCTAATGTTACAACTTGATTTCCATCATTATCTAATAATGCATTACCATCTTCGTCAACTTCATTAACGTCATCTAATGCTTTACCTACTGCTGAAGTATAACTTGCAGTCACTGTATCATTTGCGAAAGTAAAACTTTCTGCACCGTTATTATAAAATCTACTGTCTTTTAAATTTGTGTTATCGTATACCACTTCGTAAATACCATTTGCTTCAAGTTGAGCATTACTCCAACCTGGGGCCGCTTTATTAAAAGAAGCTAGGCTTGAGTTTGCTTTTACTACTGTGTTGTTTTCTACTTTTGCATACATAATATTCTCCTTATAAGTTATTTATATATATTTGTCTATAGGTTAAATTCATTAATTATCGAGCATTGTTAGGTACAAAATTACTGCCTACAAAAGGACTCTCTGCAAATGCCATGTAGATGAATGTTTCGCCACTTCCATTTAGATTGCCACCAGTTGTTCTCATTTTAAAACCATTTGATAAAATATCTAATCTATCGGCAGTATCTTCTGCATAATTTAAATTTGCATAAATTTCATCATTATCAACATTATAACCTTCTCTTTTATTATCAAACATATACCAATCAGAAGTGTTACTACTTCTTTTTAACATAACAAACGCAGGTTTAAATCCTGTGTAAACAAATGTTCCATCAGCATTTCCATTTCCTGTGTAGCTTCCAAATTTTGAGTAACCTTTTTTCTCTGCAAAGCAGTAGGCTATGTAATTGCTACTACTTCTATTTACTCCACTATCTGTTCCAATAGAAATTGTTGTGCTTGTTGGTGCTGTTGAATTCCATCTAGAGCTACCTGCTGATTCAAAAGCAGCAGTTGTATTTAATTGTGCATTTTTACCTGCACCTTGTGAAACATGATAAACTTCCCAACTGTTTGCATTACTTAGTTCTTTAACAAAAAACATTTTAACAACAGAACCTAACCCATGACCAGCTGTAAGATTACTTCCTGTTCCTGTATAAGAAACAATACTAAATCCAGCAGTAGTGTTAGCTGATACAGTTGAGGTTATGCTTCCATCAGAGTTTGATGCAGTTCCATTAGCACCTAACCAATTCCAAGCAACTTGTGATGAACCACTAGCATTACCATCACCACCAGCGTTATCGTCAAAACTAAAACCATCTGAATCAAAAGAAGAAACTCCTCTAGTAATTTCAGCATTAGTTAAATTTGTAAATATACCTTTATCAGCACCTCTAACAACATCATTTACAAGATGATGAGCACCAGCTACAGACCTTGATTTCATCCATACTAAATCAGGTTGAAAACCTACTCCTGTAATAGATTGTGTTCCACCATTACCTGTATAAAGTTTAGTATTAAAATAATCTGTTGGTTTGTCTATTGTTGTGTAAGCCATAATTCTATCCTATTAAATTTAAATTTCTTGTACATAGACTATAATAACCTTCGGGCACTGCATATTCAAAATTACCCATTCCACTAGAATCTGTGTTGCCTGATGAGATTGCATAAGGTGGAGAGCCAAAGTTAGTTTTAAATGTTGCGTTGTAAGATGTTGTTCCATCAGCTACAGATGGAAAATATGCACCTAAAGGGGTTGAAGCTGGTGCAGTTATTGATATAGCGCCTGTTCCAGTAGAGCCACTTTCTGGATTTCCACTTTTTTCCCATGTGCCATTTTTTGCAAAATATAATTTATTATTATCTAAATCTAAAGCAACTGAAATAACATCTCCAACTGTATAAGCATTAA